GAGGCAGACTTTTTGAAGCGACATAATGTTTTTAATGAGGATACTGGCATGTTTCATGGTGCTTTGGATGAATCTTCAATTTTTAAGTCTCTTCATACAGTTCTAGAGTCCAAAGTGGTGTCTCTTGAAGATCAATGTGTTTCTAATATTGATGGTGCCTTAAGAGAATGGTGGCAACATGGTCGTGATCTTTATGAAATGCGACGAAAGCAAATGAAAGATGTTGCATCACGATGTGGCCTTACTGATTCTTGTTTGATGTTAAATGAATCGTATGAGGACCGTCTCAAGTATTTCCGTCACCGTTATTTAGAGAGTGATGATGATCCAATTGATGAATCGACCTTTGTTACTACTGTCGGTGATGAATGGGAAATGGATGAAATTTATGAACTTCAATGTGGCATGGCCCCTTCTTTGGAAGAAGTAGAAGTGTACAATTACCATTATCCTACCTTGATAAATCATTGTATTGGAGATTCGAGGGATATTTACTATTATTGGGAACATGTCGTGGCCAACCTTACATTCAACTGTTATTTTTATATGATGTTGTGGATTTTACTCGCTTGCGATAAGATCCAATTTCGATGGGGATTCCCTACACGCGGTTGGATATGGTTTTTCATAATGCTCAATTTGCGATGGAAGGCATTGCTAATCTTTCTTATTAAGTTGCAAATCTTTACCTATTGGCCCCTGTGGTATAGAGATTTAGTTGATTACATTTCAAAATGGTATTGGGATCGATATTACTAATAAGAAGGCCCCGTCTTGGGAAGACACTAAACTCAGCCGGCCCCGGAGCTATTCGTGGTAAAAGTTTAAAATAGCCCTGTGTATATGGATTACTGCATATTTCATGTTTTACATATTTTTACGTGTTTTGTGAACAGCTTTGCACATGTAGACACCTTTCCCTAAAGGTACCCGTATTTACGGGAGGTTTCGTCGGCCCAGTAAATATTGTTGCAATCTGAGTACTGAGCAGTACACTGTTTTGTATATTATTAAATAGCTCACTGACAATAATGAAAATAAATCAAATACGCAATCAGGCACTCAAGCAGATGGTGCAGGATTCGTTGTAAATAAATTAAGTAAAGAATCTGCACATGAAACCGTAACGTTTATTGATGG